AGCTCCGCTTTGTGCGCTTAAGATTCCAGAACCAGCTGCCATGCCACCAACAATAAGCGCCGTAAAGATTGGCATATTATCTCCTGTAGAAATTATCAATTATAGAGCCGTGTCGTTTATTGACACGCTCTTGTGCTTCAACGATACCACGATACTTCTCACCAAGTAGACCAACAATACGCTTATTGCTGAGCCATTCCTTGACGGTATCGCGGTGTTCTCTGTCTACGTTTCTTTGGATAATCTCATCTGGTGTGATGACCAGATTATCTACCCAGAGTTTTACAATACTGGCGAGAACGTCAACACGGTCATCGTGCTTTAACGCTCCCCGCTTATTTTGCATTCTTGAGATTTGGATTTGTGTTTCCTTTGATCGAATAGCTTCGGTATCAAAGATCAATCGGTGTTGAGACATTACAGGCTCTAGTGTATCTAAGATTCTTTTCTCTTTAGCTCCCGATACTTTGAACTCTTCAATCGCAACACGACCACAGATTCCATATACAATAGGTCTAAGCAATGACGTAAACATACCGTCTCCGTAGTTTGCTTCGACCATGATGGTTGATACTTGATATTGATTTGCAATCTTTGCAATTCGACCCAAAGTAATATCATCATAGCCACCGGGTAGACCATCTAGTTCGTGGATAACAATGTATCCATTCACGAAGGATGCCACACAGTAAGCTGTTTCGTCTGCACCACGACCAGAGGGGTCGATACACAATCTGGTATCAACATACTTGGTCATCGTAGCAGATGCCCACATGGGGCCATACAAGAGATCTCCATTCAAGCCATAGCTAGGAATATCTAGTGGCTTGTTTCTTGCCCACACAACCTTCTCTGGGAATACCTCTGGAGATACATCCATGACAACAAGATCCTCAAGCTTTAGAGGGTGCTTGCTGGCATCGCTAAGAGATGGGTCAAGCAAGTAGTGCAAAGCAAACTGCCGTGGTCCAATCTTAGCTAGGCGTTCCTCTAGAATGTGCTGAGGAAAGCGCATGGGATCTACAGTATCTCCGGGTTGTCCCTCAAGATCAGAGATGTATTCGTGACAGTGTAACCACTGAGACTCAATCTCTGGATCTGGGATGACAGCAGGAAACTTTACAATCTCATAGGGTAGACGTAGATAGATTGAATCCGTACTTTGATACGTACCCAAGAATACAATCCTACCGTATGGAACTGGATTTCTAATCTGCTCTAGTTCTGTTAACTTGTCTAACAACTTCTGTCGAGCTTGAGGACTATCGGAGTTCTTCTCAATCTCAATATCGTCAGCCAACACATAATCTGCGTGGCTACCTGTAATCTGTCCTGTGATACCCTTGGCATAACAAGACAAGTCCTGACCAACCTTATCCCGAATACCAACATTAAAACCAAAGGCTGAGTCTTTATCGTGTTCCTTTGGAAGTAGGTGTTTCATGTAGGGGACTAAACTCAGGATCTGACGAACCTGAGAAATAAACTTGATGGCCTTGTCCTGTGTTGCAGACAAGACCATGATTGTTGTGTTTGGATTGTTTAACAATAACCACGAAGCATACATAGCAACGATGGTTGACTTGCCAGCACCACGACCAGCTTGGAGCTGCATATCCTTGGGGCCATTCTGTACACACTCAGCGATTGCATACTGAAGTGGGCTTGGCTCACCAAGTCCAAGGTACTTCATACAAAAGAAGCAATGATTTCGAAAGTCTTCTAAGACTTCATCTGGTACTTGCATGAGTACCTCCTTTCAAATAGGAGGGTAGACCTACCGATCTACCCTCCCGTAGCGAAATTCCCGGCGCAATTGATTGCCCGGTAGAGCGGCCATAATACACCAGCCTATCATAGCGGGTGCGGCCAATATAGACTAGTCCCAGCTTGCGCTGTCTATGCGGACTAGGCTTGTTTCTTGAGCTTAAAGGGAGATAGTCCCTCTAAGGTTTCAGCCCTGACGGCTGGAATTGTGTCTGATTTATTATCTGCAACTACCCGTGCGACTACTTGATATAGTCCAGGTGATCGCTTATCGGGATCGCTAAGATCTTCAATCAGACAATCAATGAGAAGATCCTTTAGTGTGTTGATTCCCTTGTCCATGTGTCACTTCTTTTTCTTTTTGTTCTGGTATCGCTCAAGAAGGCGGCGACCCTTTGAAACCGCAGAAGCTTTATCACCATAGTGATTCCATGCCTCTAGGCTTAGCTTGAGTCGGGTCTTACGTCCCTTCTCATCCTTTAGTGGTCCAGCTGCAGAACCCATTCTAACTAAGAATGAACCCTGTCTACGAATTTCCTCTGGTGTCTTTGGCGAACGGCCAACAGGTGCCTTTAGGTTTGATCCAGTTGCTCTGTTATATTTGTTTCGACCAGCTTGGGTAAGACCACCCTTTGGATTCTTATCCTTCTTGGTCATGGAGACTGATGGTTTCTTTGGCATTACTTCTTCTTCTTTGGTGCCTTCTTCATAGGCTTACCTGTCTTCTTAGCAGCGGCCTTAGCCATTGCCATACCCTTAGCAGTATATGGGAATTCCTTCTTTCCAACCTTAGGCATCACTTGCCTCCCTTGAAAAGCTTTGCAAGAGCGGTGATTGGAACAATGTGTGCGGCAATGTAGCCGACAACTAAAGTGAGGCCAGCAAACCAGATGCTGCCAAGTAACGATTCGAATGAAGCTAAAATCATTTGTTTCTCCTTATGGTGCGGGATCGCTTACGGGCCAGTAACCAAGACCTTGCATCACGCCTTTGTGAATATGCTTTTGAATTGCGTAACTATCGTGGTATATCAAACTCTGATATACGTAACCGCAATCCTGATAATAATATAACCACCAATCAACACAATCTTGGATAATGGCTTGTGTTTCTGGTGAGCTAATGTTGCTTGATAGTGTAGCCAAGACCGGATCAGTATCCGCTGTAAACGGTCTTGCTAGTGAAAGAGCTAGTAGGTGAATCTCAGTTGTTGCTGGATCAAACTTCCACTTTCTATTTGGATCTGCTCCATTATAGTTTGTAGGACCATTGACCCATGCGTTATTTGTATAGGTAATTAACGCATCCTGTAGAATCAAGAACTTGGAATAGTGCATCCAGCCAGGACCATATGGTGTAGAGTTTATGTCTAAGCTACCACCAAGTGGATTCCAAAAGCTATAGTACTCATTTGTATTTGGAGTTGGATAGCTATTGGATGTTGTTCTGTTTATGATGTTATTTGGATCTGTATCCCAAGGAAAGTTCTCTAGGAAGTAACTAAAGTTATTTGTATTACTAAAGCGTTGACCCGTTCCGTTTCCTTTTGGTAACGAATTCCAGAATCTTTCAAACCAGCGGCGCATATTGGTATTTCTATTGAATGCGTTTGCTGGTATAGATGTTGAAAGGTCTGGTGTTCCGGGGGCATTATAGACCCACGAACCATACTTATGATTCCAACCGTAAACACCAACGTCTGCACCAACGCCACAGATTCCTGCTTCAATCCACTTAAGCCACTCTGTTCTTAGATAGGTATCGTGTAAAGAATTCTTATCAGGGTCTGGCATCTGAAATCCAAAACCATCAGCTTTATTCATGTATAGAATGTTCTTATCCATTCCCATTTCACGAACATAGTTAGCTGTATAGTCTGGAACAATATCTGAACCAGAGATCTTGGTTGGAATTCCATATCCTGTGTAGATATAGACTTCAGCATCAGAGTGTGCTGAGTAACCAAATGATCCAACAAGCCAAAGCTTAAGTTGATCTCTCCACTCGTTTACTCTACCAGTAGAATTAAAGGGAAGTGTGTCTAGATCGGCTGCGTTAATTGCTGGGACTATTGTTGGTGGTGAGGTTTGACCTGGAATAGATCTCCAACATTCTGGATATGGATTTGGTATCTTTGCGTTATCTGTTGTTCTAATAACATAGCGAGATGACATTGGAGACCAGATACCACCATATGCCGGAATACCGCCAGTAAATACGTTACCAGCTGGACTATTGATCATAAAGCGACGAATGCCGCGATCATATAAGTACGTCATGCTCTTTAGTGTTTCTTGAACACCAATCGCACTGTCGGCTGTGACACCAGAGTATCTCAAACCTGTAGCCGTATCGTAACTAGGTAAGCAATAGTTAGCTGAACTTGACCAACGAGCATCGTTGCCGCCAAACGCAATAGCTCCGGAGAGGTGAGCGCATGGTCTTCTATCGACATTAAATAGTGGGTTTGGCATAATACCTATTTCTGTTTAGTTTATTAAGTAATTTCTAATATTGATACAATAACATCAATATCGTTTGCCGTTCCAGCAACCACTCTTAATGTGTTTCCTGATTCTAGAACAATAGGTGCATCAAGAATTTGCAGCGATGTTGCCATAGGAACATCGGCATTTGTGATTATTGAGTAAGCATTAGCACCCTTAACCAACTCAACTGTAATAGTACTGCTTCTGTATAAATTGATGTTACTGCAGTTAATTGAGTTTACAATAGCTGTTCCAGTAACACCAGAATATATCGTAGTGGCGCTGGTAGATGTTACTTTAGTTCCAACGCTTTTATATGTTTCTGGCATTTATTATTCTCCATTCTTTGGCAAAGTCAAGCCAAAAAAGGTATACGCTTCTTCAGCTGAATCAAACCAGTACCAGCCATCTGTTGGGTAGGTATGCTGAGTCTTTGTTTCTTTTCTTAGTTCATAGTTTGCATTTAATACAAAGTTTGGACCATGTAAAACAAAGCCATCATCATTTTTATAAAATCCTGATGTATCTTCCATATGATTATCCTGTTACAGTCCAACCCTTTGCCGTTGCGATTGTTGGGGTATCTCCTGCGGTTCCCCAGTTACCTGTTACGGTTATGGTTTTTGAAGTT